GTGGATTGCGTAGGTCTGAAACTAAAGATACCGCTCAACTTTTCGACATCGCCGATGACTTCTCGTACAAGTCCAAACGAAATTTCACCCTTGGACACTTCATGGAACGAATAAATATCTATAATGAAGAGCAGTTCGATTACACTATCAATAGGATAAAAATAAAATGACAGAGTATCAAATACTAAAACTACTAAGTGGTGAGGAAATTATTTGTGATGTTGTTTCTAAGGAACATCCTAGAACCTTTGAAATTAAAGAACCCTTGAGAGTAAACGTATTACCCAAGGTTACAAAATATGGAATAGAAGAATCTATTAGCTTACAACGCTGGATACACTTCTCCCATGAAAATACATATAATATTGATAAGAATAAGGTGATGGTTATCACACAAGCTTCAACAGGCCTGTCAAAGTTTTACGAACATTGTATTACAATGATGGAAAAGGAAGGTGACATACAGCAAAGGGATAGAGAACCCACTGATTACGAACTCAGTCGAATTGAGGAAGAAGAGTGGGATGAAGAGTACGGTGAAGTTATTACTAAGACTTTACATTAAACCTATTCATTCTCAAACCCTACATAGCTGATGATACAGGTTGTCAAGAGAAAAGTCAACACTTTTTTAAAATTATTTTAAATTAATTAAGCTATTGACTTATCTGTGTAAATCTGTATAATGTAGTAATAGTTGCATAAAAACATGCAACAACAATGTGGAGTTAATATGGCTAAAAAGAAATCTGGTGCTCATTATGTGAATAACAAAGAGTTCCTAGAGGCGATGAAAGAATGGAAAGAGCGATGCAAAGAAGCAGAAGCGCTTGGTGACCCACAACCACCAGTGACTAATTATATTGGAGAATGCTTTCTTAAAATTGCAAATCACTTATCTTACCGTCCAAATTTTATAAACTATACTTACAGAGATGAAATGATATCTGATGGTATTGAGAACTGTCTACAGTATTGTAGCAACTTCAATCCAGAAAAATCAAATAATCCCTTTGCCTATTTTACGCAAATTATCTATTATGCGTTTATTCGTAGGATTCAAAAAGAAAAGAAACAACAACATGTAAAACACAAGATTATTGAAAACATGAATGTTGACATTCTTATGGATGGTGATAGTGAACAGGGTGTGTATGTGGAGTATCTACAAAAGAACTTCTTACCACCAGAAGCAGTTTACAAACCTAAAAAGAAAACCAAGAAAGAACCCAAAGGACTTGAAAAATTTTATGATGAACAAGGTGATGAGATAATAGATGAAAATAGCGCTGATAACTGATACCCATTTTGGCGCCCGTAATGACAACTTAGCTTTCAACGAATACTTTTATGAGTTTTGGGAAAAGACATTTTTTCCATATGTAAAAGAAAAGGGGATTGATACTGTTATTCATTTGGGTGATGTTATGGATAGACGGAAGTTTGTATCATACAAGATAGCACAAGACTTTCGTAAAAGATTTATTCAAAAATTTGTAGATGAAGGTATTACCTTACATATGCTCGTGGGTAATCACGACACATTCTACAAGAACACAAATGATGTTAACTCTCTTGCAGAACTTGTTGAGGGTCGATATCCAAAAATGTTTGTATATCCAGAAACGGCTACTGTCGAGTTTGACGGTACTCCTATTTGTTTTATTCCTTGGATTTGCCCAGACAATTATTCAGATACAATGACTCATATCAAGGAAACCAAAGCACAAGTTGCTATGGGACACCTAGAGATTAATGGATTTGAAATGCACGCTGGACATTATGCAGAAGGTGGTTATGACAAACAATTCCTAAACAAATTCGATACAGTATTCTCTGGACACTTTCACAAGAAGTCTGATGATGGGCAAGTATTCTATCTTGGTAATACCTATCAGATGACATGGAGTGATGATAATTGTCCAAAAGGATTTCATGTTTTTGATACATCCACAAGAGAACTTGAACGTATTGTAAACCCTTATACTATATTTCAGAAAGTATATTATGATGAAACAACTACAGACTATTCACAATTTGATGTAAGTATATTAAAGAATAAGTTTGTTAAAATTATTGTAGTTAACAAAAAAGACTTCTATGCCTTTGATAGATTTATTGACAAAGTACTTGGTGAATCTGGTGCTCACGAGGTAAAGATTGTAGAGGACTTTAGTGAACTAGATGCAGAAAATGTTGATGATACTATTGTAGAGAATGCAGAAGATACAATGACGTTACTTGAGCGTTACATAGATGAACTTGATGTAACATTAGATAAACATAGATTAACAAATATGATGAAGTCTTTATATTTGGAAGCGAGTGATTTAGAACTGTAATGATTATATTTAAAAAGGTGCGTTGGAAGAACTTTCTTTCAACAGGAAATCAATTTACTGAAATAGAGTTGGATAGAAGTCCAACCACATTAATTATTGGAGAGAATGGTGCTGGTAAAAGTACTATTCTTGACGCTCTATGTTTCGGTTTGTTTAATAAACCATTCCGTAACATTGCAAAGAAACAATTAGTAAACTCTGTGAACAATGGTAGTTCTGTTGTTGAAGTAGAGTTTAGTGTTGGTACAAAAGAGGTAAAGGTTGTTCGTGGTATCAAACCTAATTCTTTTGAAGTATATGTTAATGGTAATATGATTAATCAAGATGCGAATGCTCGTGATTATCAGAAACATCTAGAACAACAAATTATGGGATTGAACTATCGTTCCTTTACACAGGTTGTTATTCTAGGTTCTTCTACATTTGTTCCCTTTATGCAATTACCAACAAAGGCAAGGCGTGAGGTTGTAGAAGATATTCTTGACATTAAGATTTTCTCTCTTATGAATTTCTTGTTAAAGAATAAAACAAAAGAACTAAATGAAGAAACTCGTAATGTTCAATATGAGTATGACTTGACTAAAGAAAAGATTAACTTACAGGAAAAGTTTATCAAGGAAGTAGTCAATAACAAGTCAGAGATTATTGCTGAAAACCATCAGAAAGTATTCGACAATAACTTTACTATTAATAGTAGAAAAGAAGATATAGTTGGATTGGAACAAGAGAAAGATAAACTTTCATATGATGCAGAAGAACAAGCAAGACTAGAACAGAAGATTAACAAACTATCTAAAACAGAAGCCGCACTTCAGAATAGGAAAGATAATCATGACCGTCAGATACAATTTTTCAAGGACAACGATGAATGCCCGACTTGCGAACAATCAATTACGGATGCAACAAAGCAGACGCAGATTGAATCTAGAGGCACAAAAGTCGGAGAAATCACAGAAGGACTCCGACAGTTGGAAGAGTTGGAAAATGCCGAAAAGTCCAAACTAGATGTTATCATATCAAACTTAGAAGCAATCCGACACCATGACGTAGAGATTGCAAAGATTCGTGCATCCATTAAAGAGATGGAAAGTTTTAATGAGAAGTTAAAAAAAGATATTGAAACGTATGAAAAAGGACAAGTATCGGATGACGATAAAGAGAAACTATTAAAACTGAAAGGTAAACTAGAACATGTTGAAGAACAAAAGTCTAAGTTAACTGAAGATAAGTTTTACATTGATGTTGCTCGCAACCTATTACAAGACACTGGTATTAAGACAAAGATTATTAAACAGTATCTACCGATTATGAATAAGTTGGTAAACACATATCTATCTTCTATGGATTTCTTTGTTAACTTTAATATTGACGAAAACTTCAACGAAACAATCAAGTCACGGTTTCGTGATGAGTTTTCTTATGCATCATTTTCTGAAGGTGAAAAGATGCGTATCGACTTAGCATTACTCTTTACATGGAGAGCAATTGCAAAGATGAAGAACTCAACTAACACCAATCTATTAATTCTTGATGAGATATTTGACTCATCTTTGGATGGAACTGGTACAGATGATTTCCTCAAAATATTGAATACATTCCACGACCAGAATGTGTTTGTCATATCTCATAAACAAGACATGCTATTTGACAAGTTCAGAAGTGTCGTTAAGTTTGAGAAAGTTAAAAACTTCAGTAGAATATCAAAGGATTAATTATGAAACAAAGCGAAAGATTTTATCAGTTGTTGGAAGAAATGAAAGCAACACACGATGCAAAACGACACGATTATGCAAGTACAGAAGATGTGTTTGCAAACTTTAGACACTGTGAGATTGCTGGTATTCCAGCATGGAAAGGTGTTTGTGTTCGTATCAGTGATAAGTTCAGTCGTATCATGGGATTTGCTAAAAAGGGTAAACTAAAAGTAAAGGATGAAAGTGTTAAAGACACATTGATTGATATGGCAAACTATGCCCTCATCGCACTAATCCTTTATGAAGAGCAAAACGGAGATGATGAATGATATATAAACTATTAGAAGCAGAAAATCCTCTATTGAGGATGCAACTTCCAGAAACAAGTGCAGAAGAAATAAAAGAAAAACATGGGTTGACAATGCAAGAATTGTTTGATAACCTAAAAGGAACTATGGCTGCAACAGGGGGTATCGGACTCTCTTCAAACCAGTGTGGTTTACCTATTCGTGCATTTGTAATGTACACCAACTTTGAGGAAAAGAAAGCCACCTTATTCCTCAATCCAAAAATAACATGGGAGTCAGAAGAAACCTCGACATTCACAGAGGGCTGTTTGACGTACCCATTCCTATTCCTTAACCTTTCACGACCAAGTCGATTGAAATACACATATACTGATATTGATGGAAATATCCAAGAAAGTCAGTTTAGTGGATTGAGTGCTAGAGTGTTCCAACACGAGTACGACCATATGGAAGGTAAGAACTTCACAATGCTTGCATCTAAACTAAAGATGGATATGGCAGTGAAAAAAGCAAGGAAAAGAATCAAAAAAATATAAAAAATGCCTTGACTTTTGTTCTCAAAACATGTATACTATACTAGTAACAATGACAAAAGGGATGGAAATAGTGATGAAATTAATTTCAAAAATGTTTCAAAAACATCTTGACTTTTGTTTTAATAACGTATATAATGAATATACAAACTGAGAAAATAACTAGGAGAAATATATAATGGCACACGAACTTGAAATGATTAACGGTGAAGCACAGATGGCTTATGTTGGGGATGTTCCTTGGCATGGACTAGGTACTAAGGTTGACCGTGAATTAACACCAGACCAATTCCAAAAGGTTGCTGGACTTGATTGGACAGTAGAAAAACAACCTCTTGTAACTGCAACTGGTATTCCTATTAAAAACAAAGAGGCACTAGTACGTTCCTCTGACAACTCTATTCTAGACGTTGTTGGTACTGGTTGGAATCCAGTACAGAACTCAGAAGCATTTGAATTCTTCCATGACTATGTTATGGCAGGTGATATGGAAATGCATACTGCTGGTTCACTAAAAGACGGACAAATGGTTTGGGCACTTGCAAAAACCAAAGAGTCTTTTGTATTGTTTAACAGTGACCAAACAGATAATTACTTTCTGTTTACTAACCCACACCAATTCGGTAAGTCTATTAATATTCGTATGACACCAATTCGTGTTGTATGTAATAATACTCTTACACTGTCTCTATCACAAGATACAGATAAAATGGTTACAGTAAATCACCGTAAGGCATTTGACCCAGATATGGTTAAAGAACAAATGGGTATTG